CCCGCCTTGACCGGCTTACGGGCATGTCAGAAGTGATTCGAGGATCGGTAACTGGTGATGCCACAGCAACGGAAATATCAGCCGCGTCGGCCTCTTCCGGTCTTCGACTCGCATACATTCAGCGTCAGTTTGCTGAAGCCGTCAACTCCATGGCCTACAAGGCAGCGTGGTACGTGATCAACGACACCACCGAACTGCCAATGGGCCGTGAGGCTGCTGAGGAGGGTATGCCCTCCAAGATGCCCGGCACAGAACTGGGCGTTGATCTTGCCGAGATGACCCTCGATGTGCAAGCGTACTCGATGGAACGCACCTCAGAGGCGTTGCAACAACGCCGTGCCGTTGAGTTGATGCAGATCATCGGCAACATCGGTGGTCAGGCCACCCAAATGCCGTTCATTGACTGGCAACGGATGATGACCGTGGTGGGCGATGCACTCAACATGCCCGACATGGCTGACATTCTGAACCTCGATGAACTCAAGCGTATGACCGAGCAGGCCCAACAGATGCAGCAAATGCAAATGCAGATGCAACAAGAGCAGGCTCAGGCTAACGTGGAGCAGAAGCAGGCGGCAGCACGCTCAAGAATGCAGCGTGGTCCAGCCGATGCAGGTACAGAAGCACGCAATCAAGAGCGTGCAGCACGCGAAGGTGGTGGTTTCTGATGCCCTCTTACGACTTCAAACGTGAATCTGACGGCAAAGTTGTGGAGATGTGGTACTCCATGTCCACCGTTCCAAGCATTGGTGACGTTGTGACCATCGAAGGTGAGAACTACACCCGACTTGTGTCCGACTATCAGGTGTCAGCCGAGGTCGAGACCATTACCCACAAGTATCCATACGTCTCTCGCAGCATGCCAAAGAACTTGCCGGGCTGTGAGACCAACAGTAAGGGGCAACCCATCATCTCAAGCCGCCGACACGAGCGGGAAATCATGAGCCGACACGGCCTAAAGCGGGACTAATGAGCGAAGAAACAACCAACGAAGCCACAGAACCCACCGAAACCCCTGCAACTCCTGAGTTTTCACAGGAAGAAGACGCGGTATTGGACAAAATTCTAGAAGCACGCGAACAACGGACTGAACAAATCCGAGAATCCGTGCGTACAACGACAGAACCCTCGAACGAGGCTGCTAGTGACCCGACCTTGACCCCAGAACGCCAGCGGGCGTTACGTCGAGCGAAGGTCCCTGAAAGCGTCATCGAGAAGTTTGGTGAAGATCAGGCGCAACTCATCGCTTGGGCTGACCAACTTCTTGAAATTCAAGGGAACGTAGACGGATACGCCGAGCGTATGCGTAATTTGGAAGAGAAAGTCGCATCTCAGGGCAACCAACCCGAAAGTGACACGCGGTCTGCGGAACAAAGCAGCGCACCCCAAGGCGACGGAACCACCGAAGTCTCTCAATCCGAAGCGGAAGAAGGCGAAGCAGCCCCGGAAACCACGCCGGAGCCAACTCAATCTCTACCTCCAAGGAATGTTGTGGAGCAACTGATCGGTGAGATCACGACTCTGCGAATCGAACAGGCACTCGCGCCCTTTGACGGGGTTACTGATCAGGAAAGAGTGCAGGTCGTGCAGCGGATGACTGAGATCAACGAGAAGTCTCCGGGTGAATTCAACGACATCGCTAGTTTGGTATCAAAAGCGGTTGGTGATGTAATGGGCGACCTTCCAACTCCGGTGAATCCCGGCCCCTCTGGTCAACCATCTACCCCACCTAGGGCAGTGACCCGGACTGAACGTCCGACATCGCCTGAAGAAGCCGATGAAGCAGCGTTAGAAGTCATTTTGAATGGCGGAACGCTCGATGATGCCAAGCGTGCAGCGATGCGAAGATAACGACTGCCTCCCTAGTGGGGGCCTTTTGCACGAAAGCAGGAAATAAAAATGGCTACATCCATTCAGAACTTCCTCGACTTCATGGACGCAACTGGCCCGGTATATCTGACCGGACCCGATGTCCTTATCAATGAAGCGGTGAAGCGTAACTACCTGTTCGGCGATTTGATTCGTGAGAAGAACCAAGCCATCCAAGGTGGCAAAGAGATCAAAGACGTTTTGATGCTCGATGATTCCTCCACGTTCCAATACTACCAGCCGAACGAAACTTTCACATACTCAAACCCACAAGTGTTGTCCGACATCACCGCCAACTGGCGATTTGCTATGGACCACATGACCTTTACTGATGCTGAGATCGAACTCAACGTCGGTGGTGGGTTGTCCCGTGAAGCCACCAAGACTGTTTACAAGGATCTCAAGCGAGCCAAAGAACAGCGAATGGTGACCTCCATGGTCAACGGGTACGAGGATGCATTGTTCCGCCCAACTCAGGGTACGAACTTCAACGACATGGAATCTGCCACTGGTAAGACTCCATACTCCATCCCGGCATTCATTACCGAGAACTGTGTCCAAACCTCCCTCGACGGTGGTGGGGCTGCTGGTCTCCGTGGTGGCATGCCAATTACCGGAACCACTGGTGAAGGTGGTACACCCGGTGGAAATACCACCATCTTGGGCATCGCTCCCGGCACGAATGACCGTTGGACCAACGAAGTTGTGTTCTACGACGCTCATGCATCGTTGGGTATCAACTCCAGCGGTCAAATTGGTCAGGACACCGCATCGTTCAATGCGGCAAAGATTGTGCAGGACAACACTGCTGCGAACAGCGCGATTGATACAAATAACCTTGCTATCAACGACTTCACCGCAGTAAACGTGTACGGCTTCTTGAACTCGTTTGACGAGATGTATCTTCGTCTTCAGTTCCGTCCGCCAGCCACGTACGAGCAATACTTTGAGAACATCGTGTTCAACCGTCAGAAGATCCTCTGCTCCCGTGAAGGTTTGAACCTTTACAAGCAAGCATTGCGTTCCGAAAACGACCGAACCTTCGCTCCTCAAGACGTTGCTTACAACGCCCCAACCTACTCCGGCGTTCCTTTGACCTACGTTGCTCAACTCGATTCAGCCAAGATCTTCCCGAAGCAAAACGGAAATGGCACTCACAACTTTGCCGCATACGACGGCTTCGACTTGGACGCTACTGCTGGTACTACCGAATTGGCTACCGATGTCATCAACCCCGGACCACGGTACTACTTCATCAACGGTGACTACCTCACCCCGGTTCTGCACGCCTCTCGATACATGGAGAAGCACCCAACCATGCAGCACCCAAATCAACCGTTCACTCACGTTCAGATCACGGACTCGTGGTACAACGTGGTTGCTAACTCTCGTCAACGTCACGGCATCATCGCTCCGATGATCACGGCCTAATAGGAAAGGAAATTTACAATGGTAAATGCTTCCCCTACACAAAGCCCGCTTGGACTTCAGTTCGTCAAAGAGGACGTTGTTCTCACGGCGGATTCAGGCATTACCAAGGGTCAAGTATGCGTACTTACCCTTGATGCCACTAATCTCGTCTTTGACGCGGCAGCACCTGCTAACGCGGCTACTGGCGAGTTTGGAGCAGCGGGACAGTTTCAAATCTTTGGCGTTGCTTTGGAAGATATTTCTAGCGGCAAAAAAGGATCTTTCCGTCTTCGAGGCAAAGTAGAAGCCCTTGGTGGTGACACCTCTGCGGCTTTGTCTGGTCTTTCAGTCGGCGCAAGCAGCGAATTGGTTCTTGCTCCGGCTAACCCTAATGCTGATTCAAACA